ATGAAGATGACGAAACTCGACATCGACCGAGAAGTCGCCGTGCTGCAAAGCATGACGACGAATGAACTCGTCGAACGCTACGCCCAGGTGTTCGGCGAAGAAACGCGGACCAGGCACAAGCCGTATCTGCTGCGCCGGATCGCCTGGCGTATCCAGGCCATCGCCGAGGGCGACTTGAGCGTCCGCGCCCGACGCCGCGCGGCCGAGCTGGCCAACGACGCTGACGTGCGGAAGACGCCGCCCAAGACCATGCCCCTGCCGGCCAAGACCGGTCCAACGATCAAAGCCGACATGCCGGCCTCGACCGATTCCCGTCTGCCGGCCACGGGCACGGCGATCGTCCGCAAGTACAAAGGCCGCACCATCCAGGTCGTCGTGCTGCCGGACGGTTTCGAATACGGCGGCACGCGGTACAAGTCCCTATCGGCCGTCGCCAAGGCCATCACCGGCTCGCATTGCAACGGCTATCGATTCTTCAAGCTGGAGGCGACGACCAATGAGTAAACGAACATCCGAGAAAAAGCAGCCAAAGGCCGTGGTCCGTTGTGCGGTCTACACCCGCAAATCGAACGAGGAAGGTCTTGACCAGGATTTCAACACGCTGGACGCCCAGCGCGAATCCGCCGAGGCGTATATCACCAGCCAGAAGACCGAAGGCTGGACATGCCTGCCCGACCAATACGACGACGGCGGATTCACCGGCGGCAACATGGATCGGCCGGCGCTTCGCCGTCTGATGGCGGACATCGAAGCGGGCAAAGTCGACGTGGTAATCGTCTACAAGGTCGACCGCCTCAGCCGATCGCTGCTCGACTTCGCCAAGATCATGGAGGTGTTCGACAAATTCAACGTCGCGTTCGTTTCCGTGACCCAGCAATTCAATACCTCGACGCCGATGGGCCGGTTGGTGCTGAACGTGCTTTTGTCGTTCGCCCAGTTCGAGCGCGAGATCATCGGCGAACGCATCCGCGACAAGATCGCCGCCCAGCGCCGCAAGGGCAAGTGGGCCGGCGGCTATCCCGTCCTGGGTTACGACGTCGACCGCACCAACCGCAGCCCCAAGTTGATCGTCAACGCGGACGAGGCGGCACGGGTGCGGGCCATCTTCAATCTGTACCTCGAACTCGGTTCGTTGTTGCGGGTCGCCGAAGAGCTGCAAAACCGAGGATGGACGAACAAGCACTGGATCACGAAGAAGGGCGGCACGAAAGGCGGCCGCCCGTTCGAGAACGGAAGCGTCTATTGCATACTGACCAACCCGATCTACATCGGCAAGGTCAAACACAAGACCGACCTGTACGACGGCGAGCACGAAGCGATCATCACGCCCGAACTGTTCCAGAAAGTCCAGCGGCAACTCCAGCACAACGGACGCACCGGCGGCGCTCGGCTTCGCAACCGCTACGGCGCGCTCCTGCGGGGTCTGCTCTTCTGTAAAGCCTGCGGGCGGACGATGGTCCACACGTTCACGAGCCGCGGGCAGAGGCGATACCGCTACTACACTTGCACACACGCGATTCACGGCGGCCGCCACAAGTGTCCGTCAGGTTCCTTGCCCGCCGCCGAAATCGAACAGGTTGTCGTCGAGCAGATTCGCTGCATTGGCAAAGACCCGTCCCTGCGCGACGACGTGTTCCAACAGGCCCAAGCTCATATCGACGGTGAGGTCGATGAACTGAAGACGCAACAGAAACAGCTTCAACGCGAGTTGAATTGGCACCATGCCGAGATTCGCAAGCTCGCCGTCGACAGCCAGGCCGACTCCGCGACTACCGCTCGCATCGCCGACCTGCACGAAGAGATCGCCCGCGTTGAGGGCCGTCTGGCGGATCTGCGAACTCAGATTGAAGACGCCGCCAGCGGACGCCTCGAACAGAACGACGTCGATGCCGCGTTCGCCGACTTCGATAACGTCTGGAGCACGCTTAGCCCACGTGAGCAAGCGGATGTGTTGTCGCTGTTGATCGCCAGCGTCGAATTCGACTCGGAGGCCGGTACTATTTCCGTTTCCTTCCACAACGCCGGCATCAAGGCGCTGGCACAAACCAAACTCGGAGACGCCGCATGATCACGATTACCAAGCAGGTCCACTTCACCCGCGGCGGTGCTGGCCGCCGCAAGATGAGCACCACGCCGCCGAAACCCAAGGTCGAGCGGAAGCCGCGCATCCCGCACATCGCGAAACTGATGGCACTGGCGATTCGGTACGACAAACTCCTACGCGACGGAACCGTGGCCGACACGGTGGAACTGGCCGAACTCTGTCACGTCTCACAGCCCCGCATCACGCAGATTCTGAACCTCAACCACCTGGCCCCCGACATCCAGGAAGACCTGCTCCACCTGCCGGCTGTCGCCACGGGCCGCGACCCCATCCACGAACAGATGCTTCGCCCCATAAAGGCCGAAATCAGTTGGGAAAAGCAACGCGAGATGTGGTCGAACATTGAGCCGCAACTAGCTGCCAGTTAATGTCTTACAACATTCTTGGAAAATCCGTCGGGGAAGGGATTGCATGCTAGCACTCGCGGGCTAAGATATGCCGAGAAGTACACAGATGAACAGTATTTCGTCTTTCCGGTGCCGGGACTGCCGGGCTCCGGGGAAAACGCGGCTCACCCCGATCTAACGCCGCACAGCCAACTTGAAGATCGACTGCCCGTTGGCAACGTGGCCCGCTCTATCGGGTCCGCGTGGCGGTAACCAGCAACTCCACTGCGTCCTCCGTTCGAACCCGTGGTCTCGCGTCGGCGAAACCAGCGGTCGTGCGCGAGCCGTTGCGCCAACGTCGGCCGGTCATCGAGTCCGCTTTCGCGTATTGCCGTCTGCTGATGGATTGTGGCGACGCTCCCCAAGAGAAGGAAACGAAATGATGTGATGTGCAGCTTGCTGGAGACCCACCGATGGCCATGCACTATGACCCCCGAACCCTGTTGAAAAAGATTGCCGTCCCGTTGATGCACGAGTTCTTCCAGCGCCGAGGAGAACTGCTCGAACTGCCGTGGGACGAGCTGATTGCGAAACGCCAAGTCGCGCCCGTCTACGAGGCTTGGCAACGTCTGCCGGACGCACGCCGCCGGCAGGTGCAGACGATTCTGCAAGACCTGCTCGAATTGGCCGACGACCGTGGCATGAAGGTCTTTGCCGAGGAGGTGCGAGCGAAGTCGCCCGACCGCGTGTGGGAATTCATTTCCTGCCGCAGCCGCTTGAACAAGGCGATGTGGTTCTTTCTCAACTTCCCTGAGTCGTTCGAACGGGCGGCGTTATTCGCCCGCGCCGATGCGCTCTCATCCGGCCGCTACGCGGTGCGCCGCAACAGTCTGCCCAAGACGCCGATCGACGTGACGTCGGACACGACACGATCATTGGAGTCGGCGCTGCGGGACTACTACTGGCCAAACGAAATGCGTGGCAACCACTGCCACGTCGAACACTACACGCGGTCGGGCGGCAACGAGTACTTCTTCGCCTACCTGGACGATTGGCCCGACACGCGGTTGGTCTTCGAGGATAACGGCGAACTAGGACCGAAATCGGAGCTCTACGCCTTCTCGATCCTGTTCGTTTTCTGCCCGCACGACGGATCGCTCGAGCTCGTCGCCAAGGGCGGGCCCGACGTGCATTACCCGCTGCAACAAGCCTTCTGCAAATCGGTGTTTGACTTGCAAATCGAACCGGCTGACCCGCTGCGGCCCGAGTATCGGCTGCAGCACGTACTGAATCCGGAGTTCACGTATCCGACAGAAACCAGCGACGGCGTCGCCCGCGTGCGGCTGACTCGCATCCGCCTGGCGACCAACTCGAACACGTTCCCTGTCGTCGCCTTCGACCTGAAGTTTCGCGCAAGCGTCACCCGCACGCAGTGGCTCGACATCATCCACCGCGACATCGAGGCCCACGGCCTGCGGTTGAACCAGGTCGTGGTGCAGCAGGCGACGTTTCAATTGATCTTCCTGAAGAACGGCTTCGCGCGAGCCAAGACGATGACGTTCACGGTCAACGCTCCAAGCTTGTGCAACCTGAAAATGAAGCCGGACGAAGACCGCGAAATCGGCGAGCGTTGCCTCAAGCTATGGAGGATGGTCGATGAGTGATCCCTTGTCGTTTATTTGGCCGCACTGCGATTCGGCCGAACCGTTGTTTTCCGAACACGCGCTGACACCGTGGTCACGCGGCGCTTTCGGTGATCTCGTCGCCGCCGGGTTCCTGTGTCCGGCGAACAACTCCGATTCCGTGGTGTGCCCGTCGTGCGGCGATCACGTGGAAGAAGTGCTGTTGACGGACGGTCCCGATGGCTTGTCCGAGTTCTCGATCTATTGCCCGGCGTCATTGCGAGTGAAGGTACAGCCACTGCTACTGCGCCAGTGGACGATCGATTTCGATGTGCTGACGCAGGCCGTCGCGGCATCGTTGTCGTTGGGTGGGCTTTGCACTGCTCTCGCACCTGGACGCCTGTGGCGATTGGGCCGCACCAAGTGGCAAGGCGCGTCACGCGACGTGCTGTTCGCGCGTGGCTTGAATTGGCCCGACGGCCGCGCGCTGGCCAGTCAGATCGCCCACACGACGCGTCCGATCGTGTTTGTCGCCGATAGGTTTCCTGCCGCGGATATTTGGCCGGGCCGAGTTCCGTCGGTGATCGCGATGTCACAGGTGGCCACTTCGCGTGGCGGGCAGATCGAAATCGACCACGACGCGGTGCTGGCCGTGATCCTCGAAGTTGACAGCGACCGCGCGGCGGACTCATCGGCCACGATCGACGCAGGCCAACTCAAGGTGATGATCCGCCAACAAGTGAAAGCCGAAGAAAGGTCACAGCTCACGGACGACATTCTCGTGGCGGCATATCGCCAGGAGGGATCAGTGCGGAAGGCGGCAACGTTCCTGTCGAAGCAGACCGGCCAGTTGGTCACGAAAGACAAAGTGCAATCGGCCGTCGCCCGTGCCGGCGGCGCTGATGCCGTGGCTCGGGACGGCGACAGCGGTTCCGTCGTGCGTACTGTCGCGTCGCAACGCCGCGACAGGTCGAAAAAAATCTTGCGAAAGCCTGAACTCGTGGAGGACCAATAGCTTACGTCGTCGATTGCGCTGCCCGCCAAGCGTGTGCTGAACGCGACAAACGCGACAGCGCGGGGGCCGGGTGAGGCCGTGAGGGCCGACACCTGGGAACCGCAAGTCGCGTCGGTGTGATCCGCGGTGGCGCACCGCGGCACGGCGCGCTCGGAACTTCGTCAGGTCGCCACCTCCGGTCTCGGAGGTAGCGATGAACGAGTACGACGTCCAGCAACTGGTCCACAACGAGTACGCCAAGACATCGATTCGCGTGAAGGCGCGGCAACTCTGCCGGCGGGCCGACTTCAATCGGTCGGAACGCGAGGATGTCGAGCAGGATCTGTGGTTGCACCTGCTCACGCAAGCCCAGAACTTCGACTCCGAGCGTAGCGCGCTCAACACCTTCATCGACCGCATGGTCAACAGCGCGGCGGCCCATCTCGTCCGCCGGCGCGAGAGCGATATGCGGGCGGACGGCTTTCGCACACACTCGCTCGATGCATCCCCGCGTGGCAAGGACCAACACAAGAAGTCACTGCGATCCTCTCTTTCTCCCGACGACGGCACTCGCCGTTCGTTCACCATTCCCAAGAGCGATCTGGACGAGTTCGAGAACCGCGAGGCACTCGAGTTCGCTTTGGCCTCGATGCCCGACGGGGTTCGCAACCTTTGCTCGCGGGTGATGGGGGGCGAATCACCGACGGCACTGGCCCGCGAACTGGGCATCTCCCGCCGCCGCGTTCGCCGAATGCTCGACGAGGCTCGCGAGCATCTGGAGCGCGCCGGTTTCGGCGAAGAGTGAATTTTTTCGCGCGAGGGCGGACATCTCGCCCTCGCGCTGCATATGTAACCAAACATGGCAACGAAAGGATCACCAATGCAAACGACACTGGAATCGACTTCCTTCCTGATTCGCGAACGGGCCGAGACCTATCACGCTCGGGCGGGCGAATTCCTCTCCAGCCATCTCTTGGCAGATTTCCGCAGGTGTCCGCTGCTCTATCACCGCAAGCGCTGCGGGTTGGTGCCCGATGAAGATCGGCCGGCGTATCTCGTGGGCCGGGCAGCCCACACGGTGATCCTCGAAGGCACGGAAGCCTTCCGCCGGTCGTATGCCGTCGGCGCGCCGGTCAATCCCAAGACCGGCCAGCCGTTCGGCTCTTCTACAAAAGCCTGGGCCGAATGGGCCGAGGCACAGGTCGGCAAGGACGTGCTGACCGACGCGCAACACGACCTGGTCATGCACATGGCCGACAGCGTGAAGGCTCACGCTTTGGCACAGGAACTCTTGTCCGACGGTGTCGCGGAAGGTGTGGTGCGAGCCGACTACTGCGACAAGCCGTGCCAAATCCGCATGGATTGGCTGAATCCACACCAAGCGCTTTGCGATCTGAAGACGGTCGACAACCTCGAGTATTTCGAGAGCGACGCCCGACGATACGGCTACTGCCATCAATTGGCGTTCTACGTTGCGGTGCTCGGCCAACGCATCGGCCTGCGGATGCCGGCCTTCTTCATCGCCGTCGAAAAGCGCGAGCCGTATCGCACCGGCGTTTGGCGCGTAACCGACGACGTGCTCGATCACGCGACACGGGAGAACGAAGCGGCGATCCGGCGGCTGCACCAATACGAGGCCAGCGGGATTTGGCCGAGCGGTTACGAAGACCAGCGATTCTTTGACTACCTGTAAGCCGGCGACGGGCGGTTGGTGTTAGCGGGGGTGACCGAGTCGGCTGCCTTCCGTCCGTCGCCAAGTTTTCAACCACAAGGAAATGACACATGGGAATGATGCAAACGATTCAACGCGGAAAGAAACCTGTACCACCGAGGATTCTGCTATTCGGCCAGGAAGGCGTCGGCAAGAGTTCGCTCGCTTCGCAAGCGCCGAAGGCCATTTTCATTCCGACCGAAGACGGCCTCGGCCAAATCGACTGCCATCAGTTTCCGCTCGCCCAGTCGTTCGACGACGTGATGGCGGCATTGTCAGCGCTTTACTCCGAAAAGCACGACTACCAGACCGTCGTCGTCGATTCGGCCGACTGGCTGGAACGCCTGGTGTGGGATCGCACCTGCCAAGAATTCGGGGCGCGGTGCATCGAGAAAGTTGACGGCGGTTACGGCAAGGGTTACACGCATGCGCTTACGCATTGGCGCAAGTTCCTGGAAGGACTGATCGCCCTACACACACAGCGGGAGATGATGGTCATTCTGGTCGCACACGCCAAGGTCGAACGGTTCGAAGACCCCGAGTCGACGGCTTACGACCGCTATTCGCCGCGTCTGCACAAACATGCTTGCGCCTTGCTCACTGAGTGGGTGGACGCGGTGCTGTTTGCCACGCGACGGATTCGCGTCGAGACCGAAGAGGCGGGTTTCAACCGCGAGCGTGGCGTCGCACACGCGGTCGGCAAGGACGGCGGTGAACGCATTCTGCGTACAGTCGGCGGACCCGCCTGCGTCGCCAAGAACCGCTTCAACCTGCCGGCCGAATTGCCTCTCGATTGGCAAACCTTGTTCAACGGAATCGTCAACGGCTCGACCAACAATCAACATCAAACAGGAGAAAAGAGCAATGGCTGACCTACGTGGATTCGATGCGAACGAAGTGGAACCGAGCGTCGGGTTCGATCCGATCCCGGCCGGCAACTACGAAGTCGTGCTTGTCGGCAGCGAAATGAAGGACACGAAGACCGGCGACGGCCAGTACCTGCAACTGGAATTCGAAGTGATCGCCGGCGAGTACAAAGGCCGAAAGCTGTGGGACCGGCTGACGTTGCAGCACAGCAACTCGCTGACGGTCAAGATCGCGCGCGGGAAGTTGTCGAGTCTGTGCCGCGCGTGCGGCGTGATGCAGCCGAAGGATTCGTGCGAGCTGCACAACCTGCCGATCACGGCCAAGGTGCGGGTCAAGCGGCGCAAGGACATCGACGAACTATCCAACGAGATCGCCGCCTACGAGAAGCGCGAAGCGGCAACCGGGAAGCCGGTTCAAGCCGCGAGCGATACGCCTCCGTGGCGGCGTCAGTCCCGCGAGGAAGTTCCGTTCTGATTGTTTTCAGCCCGGCGGAAGCGGATACGCCAATAGGTAGAGCGGTCCCGACAAGGAGACGCCGTGCGGGTTCGAATCCCGCTCCGCTTCTTTTTCATTGCACGAAATGAGTTGTAACGGCAAACAGCAACCATGAAACACATCTCTATCACAATTCAAGGCACGACTCCACTGCTTTGCAACCGATTCACGGACGCAGCACAAATCGCCTCGACTAACGGCAACAAGTTATCGATGGTTGGCGACAAAGGGTCTCCAAAGGAACAAGCCGCGTCCAAGCTGTACCTGAACGACGAGGGCGTGCCGATCATTCCTCAGCCGAACATGTACCGTTGCCTCGTCGATGGCGGCAAGTTCTTCAAGTCCGGCAAGTCGAAGATTACTACGCAGAAATCAAGCCTGTTGCCGGCATGCATCGAGATCGAGGAGTTTGCGCTGCCTATCGAGCATCGTGAGCCGTGGACCGTAGACACACGGCCAGTGCGGATTCCCAGCACCGGCGGGCGAATCCTCTGCCATCGACCATGTTTTCATGACTGGCGATTGTCCTTCACGTTGCTGGTCGATACCGATCTGATTTCGATTCAGCTCGTCCGAGACATCGTGGACGCCGCCGGCAAGCGTATTGGCTTGGGCGATTTTCGACCGGATTGCAAAGGCCCGTTCGGCCGGTTTTGCGTGGTCCATTGGGAAGAACAGTAGATCATTCGTAGCGACGCGCGGCTTTGCGGCGCAAGGCGTTGCCTGGCACGGCATGACAAGGTGACGTGAGGAAAGGTGACTTCATGATACGACTCGAGCTGCCGCATCCACCAACAGTGAACAAGTATTACCGAAACGTTCGCGGCCGCACGCTCATAAGCCGCGAGGGCCGCGCATATCGGCAAGCAGTGTGTTCGCTCCTCTGTGGCCAGGTCGCACGCCCCTTGAACGTGCCGCTGGTCGTATCCGTTGTACTTCATCCACCAGATCGCAGGCGGTTCGATGTCGACAACCGACTCAAGGGATTGCTCGACGCCTTGCAACACGCCGGCGTGTACAGCGACGACAGTCTGATTGAGAAGCTCACGGTTGAGAAACGAGAACCGGTCCAGGGAGGCAAAGCCATCATCGATGTGTGGGAGCGCGACAACCTGGAAGCCAATTGAAACGCTGCAACGCAACGCGCAGCCCTGGCCAAGCGCGGCTATATGCACGGCGGAATCGGCGCGACACAGAAATGTATTCTTGAGGTGAATGAACGTGGCAGTTCCCAATGATCCCGTACTCGTACAACAACACTGTGGTCACGATCCCGTCGAGAATCCGGCTCACTACACATTCTCTGACGTTGAACCAATTGATGTCATCGAAGCATGGGGACTTAACTTTCACATGGGCTGCATATTGAAGTACGTCTGTCGTGCTGGCCGGAAAGGTGACAAGGTTGAAGACCTCAAAAAGGCTCGTTGGTATCTCGACCGCGAGATTCAAAGGTTGACGGAGTAGCCGGTTTTCACAATGCGTGGCAAGGCGTTGCTTGGCACGGCACGGCGGGGCTTTGCGAGGCACGGCAAGGCAAGGTTTTCATTCGGCGAGACGCGACATGGAACTGCGGGGCTATCAGCAACAAGCCGTCGAAACGGTTTACCGTCACCTGCGCGAGCGAGACGACAACCCCGTGGTCGTGCTGCCCACTGGTGCCGGCAAGAGTTGGGTGATTGCTCAGTTGGCGGCAGATGCTGTGACTCGCTGGAACGGGCGCGTGTTGATCCTGGCCCACATGCGAGAATTGCTCGAACAAAATGCCGACAAGATTCGCCGGTTGTGTCCCAACGTTCGCGTCGGCATTTACTCGGCGGGACTCAAACGCCGTGATACCGATTCGCCAATCCTGGTCGCCGGAATTCAAAGTGTCTACAAACGCGCGTGTGAACTCGATGCATTCGATCTGGTGATCGTCGATGAATCGCATTTGATTCCCGCCGATGGCGAGGGAATGTATCGGCAGTTTCTCGCCGACGCGAAAGTGATCAATCGACACCTGCGCGTCATTGGTTTGACCGCGACGCCCTATCGTCTGGACTCGGGTCCGATTTGTTCCCCCGATCATTTTCTGAATGCCGTCTGCTATGAGATCGGCATCAAGGAACTGATTCGCGATGGCTACCTGTCGCCATTGGTCTCAAAGGCGGCGGTGGCCAAGGTGGATACGAGTGGCCTGCACACGCGTGCAGGTGAATTCGTTAGCGACGAAGTCGAACAACTAATGGACCAGAACCCAGTCGTTGAGGCCGCCTGTCGAGAGATTATCGCGCTGACTCAAGAGCGACGCTCCGTACTCATCTTTGCCGCGGGCGTGCAACATGGCCAACACGTGCAACGGATGCTTCAGCAGCGGCATGGCGTCGAGTGTGGATTCGTGTGTGGCGAAACTCCGGCGCGCGAGCGGGACGATGTCTTGGCTTGGTTTCGTGGTGAATCGACGAACGAACTATTCGGCCGCAAGCAACTGAAGTACCTGGCCAATGCGAATCTGTTGACGATCGGGTTCGACGCGCCAGCGGTCGACTGTGTGGTGTTGCTGCGACCCACCATGTCGCCTGGACTGTTGGTGCAGATGTGCGGTCGAGGCTTCAGGCTACACCCTGACAAAGCCGATTGCCTCATTCTTGACTTCGCGGGCAACATCGAGCGACACGGGCCCATCGACCAGATCAAGGCCCAAGATCGCAAGTCCAACGGAGTCGCCAATGGTGAAGCGCCGGCCAAGGAATGTCCGGAATGCCATTCAGTGATCGCCGCGGCTTACTCGGTGTGTCCCGATTGCGGTTACGAGTTCCCTCCGCCCGAGCGCCAGAAGCACGAAGCCACGGCGACGGAAGCGGGCGTGCTCTCCGGCCAGGTGACGCTCACCAAGTACGCCGTTAGCGACGTGTACTACGGCGTCCACACCAAACGCGGCGCGACCGAAGACGATCCGAAAACAATGCGAGTCGACTACAAGGTCGGCTGGCACGAGTACAAGTCGGAATGGGTCTGCTTCGAGCACACCGGCTACGCCAGGCAAAAGGCAATCACCTGGTGGAAACGGCGCTCGCCCGATCCCGTCCCCGACACGGCGGAACGAGCCGTCGAACTCGCGCAATGCGGGGCACTGGCCACCACATCTTCCATCACCGTCCGCTCTGTCGCTGGCGATCCCTATGAACGCATCGTCGGGTACGAGTTGGGCGACATACCGGAACCAGTGCCTGCGGATGTGTTGGAGTTCTACGAAGAAGACCCTGATGAAGTCCCGTTCTAAGCGAAAGGAGTTCTGTATGTCCCGAAGTTGTTCTTGCTGCCGATTCTGGGAGCGTGTCCATGCCGAAAGCGATGTCGGCCAGTGTCGTCGTTATCCGCCGCAAGCATCCGACATCGAAACGACCGAGGATTCGCCGGCGGGTCTGGCGATTCTCCACGACTGGCCGCTGACATTGGCCAACAACTGGTGCGGCGAATTTATAAGTCGCGTCTTGCCGTTCGTTCACCCATCGCAACCGGCGGCCAATTGAACGATGCCCAGACGAAAGAAGTCCAACCAGATCAACAGCATTGTTGTCGTCAGCGACACGCATTGTGGCTGTCGGCTCGGCTTGTGCCCGCCGACCGGTGCGCGGCTCGACGACGGCGGTCGCTACATACCCAGCCGGTTGCAGCGAGTGGTTTGGGGCTGGTGGATCGAGTTCTGGGAAACCTGGGTGCCGAGCGTCACACATGGCGAACCATACGCGGTGGTCGTTAACGGCGATGTGATCGAGGGCGTTCACCATCGAGCCACCTCCCAGATATCGCACAACCTGGAAGACCAGTGCGAGATCGCCCGCGAAGTATTCGAGCCGATCGTCGCGCAATGCGATGGCCGCTTCTACATGGTGCGCGGGACGCCAGCCCACGTCGGCGAACAAGGCGTCCACGAGGAGCGACTGGCTAAACAACTCGGGGCCGTGCCGAACGAAGAAGGTCAATTTGCGCGGTACGAGTTGTGGAAGACGTTCGGCGATGGCCACTTGGCACATTTCAATCACCACATCGGCACCACATCGTCGAGCCAGCACGAAACGTCCGCCGTCAACGCAGAACTAGTCCACGCGTTCGTCGAAGCCGGAAGGTGGAATCGCACACCACCTGCTGTCGTGACCAGGTCGCATCGCCATCGGTGCTCCGAAGTCCGCATCCCCTCGCAACACGGTTACTCGATCTCCTTCGTGACGCCAGCCTGGCAACTGAAAACGCCCTTCGCGTACAAGGTCGCCGGTTGCCGGCAAACCACACCGCAAATCGGCGGCAGCCTGATCCGTCAGGGCGACGAGGAGCTGCATACACGGCACTGGGTCCGCGACATCGGGAGGTCGAAGGCCGCATGAACGAAATCACGCACGAAGAATTGCTCGCGGAAATCGAGCGAGTCGAAAACGGCCATGACGACGGCGCGACAGTGACCGAGCTTGTCGAGCACACTGGCCGCTCCCGGCTCGTGATCCTCAACCGGCTAAAGGCCGCGGACAAGGAAGGCCGGCTTGTCGTCAGTCGCAAGGTGATCCGCAGCATCGATGGCCGCCCGTTGTGGGCACCATGTTACAAGATCGTCAAACGCCGAACCGCGAAAGGAAAACGAAAGGCATGTCCGCCATCTGCGAAACGTCGCAAACAGAAATGAGCTATCGCATTCAGACACGCGCGATCCGCATGGTCGTTCGTCGCACGAGCCTCGTCCGACTGCCGCCGCTCATTTACCTCGCCGGTCCGTACACCAAGCCCGACCCGGTGGAAAACACCAACCGCATGATTCGCATCGCGGATGCGCTGTTGGACCTGGGCGTCGTGCCGATCGTGCCGCACTTGACGATGTTCTGGCACCTGGTGCGCCCGCGGCCATACGACGAGTGGTTGCAGTACGACCTGCAAGTCATGTTGCGCTGCGACGCCGTGTTGCGTGTGCCGGGCGAATCGAACGGCGCGGACGGTGAAGTGCGTGTTGCTCGCCGACTCGGCATTCCCGTGCTCTATGCCGAAACGGCCGAACCCAACGACTGCACGGCGGCCGTGGCGGCTTGGCAGGAAACACCCGTTAGTCAATGAACTCTTGCGGGAGAAGTGATGGAGAAGGAATCCGAATCGACATCGTGTCTGGACTGCCAGCGCGAACTGCCCGAATCGCAGCAGTGCGCCGATTGCGGCAAGTGCCACACATGTTGTCGCTGTTGTCCAGGGGAGGGTTAGCCTATGACCGAACCGCCCACGATCATCCAGTTTCCGACCGGCGCGCGGCGTTCAGGCGATGCCGAGGCGGAGCGCTACGACCTGATCACACCCATCGGCCTGCGCCGTCTCGCGGAAACCTATGCCGAGGGCGCGGCGAAGCACGGGGACCGGAATTGGGAACTCGGCATGCCGGCGTCGGCGTTGGTCAACCATGCACTACGGCACATCAACTTGTGGATGAGCGGAGACGACAGTGAAGACCACCTAGCCCATGCCGCATGGAACTTGTGCTCGCTAATGCATTTCGAGGAACTGCGGCCGGATCTGATCGACGTGCCGGCACGGCCGCGCTCGCCCGACGCGGAGGCATCCGGATGATGCGCGTCACGATGCTGAACCGATATTGGCGGCTCCGCTTCGCCCGCAATCTTTTTCATCGAGGTGATTGCGACGCGCCGACTCGCGCGAAGAAGGAAATCCGTGTCGATACCCGATTGCGAGGTGAGGAGCGATTGGAGGTATTGATTCACGAAATGGTCCACGCCGCCGGTTGGCACATCGACGAAACGTTCGTGGAGCAATTCGCCCACGACGCGGCGCGGGCATTGTGGCGTCTCGGTAACCGGGAAAGAACCAAATGAAACGAGAATCCGGCGGTGGCTGATCTCGATGTTGCACTGGCATACTTGCGCGCGGGGCTCTCGGTCCTACCGGCAGACGGGCCCCAAAAGCGTCCGGCCGTTGCGAGTTGGAAAACGTTCCAACAGCGACTGCCGACCGAGGAGGAGGTACGCGACTGGTTTGCCCGCGACCGGCCAACGTGTCTCGTGGCCGGCAAGGTGTCAGGCGGCTTGGAGATGATCGACTTCGATTGCGCCGGCGAGAAGTTCGCGTGGTGGAAGCAACTGGTCGAACTGAAAGCGCCCGGCCTGGTCGAGCGGCTGGTGATCGAGCGTTCGCCGTCCGGCGGTTGGCATGTGGTCTTGCGCCACGAATCCGAGGTCTTTGGCAATTTGAAGCTCGCGGAGCGCGCGGTCGTTGTACCGAGCGATCACGAGGTGGCGCTTTACGGCAAGAACTACAAGCCGCGCAAGGTCGGCGATCATTGGGAGGTGTGGCTCACGCTCATCGAAACGCGTGGTGAAGGCGGCATCTTTCTGTGCGACCCCACACCGGGATACGAACTGGTTCAGGGACGTCTGGACTCGCTCCCGGTCCTGACCGAAGAGCAGCGATTCGTGCTGCTCGACGTCGCCTGGTCGCTGAACGAACTGCCGCGCCACGTCGAACCTGCATCCACGCCAGCCGGAAGCTACGAACCCAACGGCCGTCCCGGCGACGACTTCAACGAGCGAGGCGACGTCAGAGCCTTGTTGCGTAAACATGGCTGGACGCTCGTCAAAGGCGGCGACAACGAGTATTGGCGACGGCCGGGAAAGTCCGCCGGCACCAGCGCGACGCTCAAAGACGGCGTGTTGTACGTGTTCAGTTCGAACGCTGCACCGTTCGAGCCGAACCAGGCGTACAGTCCTTTCCGCGTGTTCACGTTGCTGGAACACCGAGGCGATTACAGCGACGCGGCATCGGCATTACGCGCCGCAGGGTTTGGTGATCCATCGCCGTCGCAGCCGATCACGGAAACGCCGCAGGAGTCACCTCCGACTGGCAATACGCAACCCGATCCTGGCCCGTTCCCGGAACACCTGCTCGACGTGCCCGGCCTGATCGGTGACATCATGCAATTCAACCTGGCGACGGCGTTTCGGCCGCAGCCCGTGCTCGCCCTGGCGGCCGCGTTGTGTCTTCAGGCTGTGTTGGCTGCCCGCAAAGTTCGTGATGATCGCGGCAACCGAACCAACTTGTACGCGATCGGCGTCGCGCCGTCGGGCGCTGGCAAGGACCATGCCCGCAAGATCAACAAGCAGATTCTGTTCCTGGCGGGACTCAACCGGCATGACGGCAGCGAAGACCTCGCCAGCGACGCCGGATTGATTTCCGCCGCCGAAAGCGAACCGGCCATCCTGTTTCAAATTGACGAGTTCGGCCGTTTCCTGCGCACGATCGGCGATCCGAAGAAAGCGCCGCACCTGTTCAACGTATTGACCGCTCTGATGCGACTCTATTCCAGCGCCGACGTCGTGTTCCGCGGCAAGGCGTATGCGGACAAACGCCGCTCGCTGGTAATCGACCAGCCGTGCGTCAGCCTCTACGGAACGACGGTGCCGGAGCATTTCTACGAGTCGTTGACTGCCGACAGCGTCAACGATGGATGCATTGCTCGGTTGCTCGTGTTCGAGGCGTCGGCGACGCCTCCGCGACGTCGGGCGAGCGTGCAAGACGTGCCGATGGCGATTGTGGACGCCGCTCGTTGGTGGGCCGATTTCAAACCGAGCGGCAATCTCAACAGCGAACATCCGGAGCCTGCGGTCGTTCCAACGACACCGCAGGCCGCGGCCGTGTTTGATCAACTCGCTGGCGTCGTCGATCACGAGTTATCGCAGGCACACAACGGGCAACGTGCCTTGTGGGCGCGCGTCGAGGAAAAGGCCTGTCGCCTGGCGCTGGTCTATGCGTGCTCGGCCAATCGCGAGCAACCGCAGATCGACGAGGCGGCCGCGCGCTGGGCCTGTGAGCTGTCGGAATACCTGACGCGCCGCATGCTGTTCCTAGCCTACGAGTGGGTCGCGGACGGGCAGTTCGACGCAAAACAAAAGCGCGTGAAGCGGATCATCCGACAAGCCGGCGGGCGGATCAGCCGCAGTGAACTATGCCGCAAGACGCAGTCGCTCACGCAGCGCGAGCGTCAGGAAGTGCTCGACAACCTGCGCGAGACCGGACAGGTCCGCGAATCCGTCGTGCAAACCAAAGGTCGCAGCCGCGTGGAATACGAACTGTGCGGCTGAAACAAGATCGTTGAATGAACAATGTTGGAGCGCAAGTGTTCGTGAAGCTTGGAGATGCAGAAACGCGGTGGCTTCTTTCACTTCTTTCACAAGGGGTAGAACACCCAAGAAGAAAAGAGAAGCGCGCGCGGAGAGGGAGAGAGAGCGGTATGAAAGAAGTGAAAGAAGATAATATATTATCTATCTCTATATTCCGTCTCCTCTTACGGCGTCTCCGTCGTCCCGCCTTGCTTCACTTCCTTCAGCGTGGACTCGTTCGCCACGTGTTCCCCCCGTTAGCCCACGTTGGCGACGTATCACCCGCCGCGACGACGATGCCAACGCCCGCGCCCGACGCGATACGTGGCCACACGTCGGCCCACGGCCCGTCTGCCAAAGTGGCAGAGCGAAAGACCAGTCGGCAGCCGGTTGATAGGTACTTGGGAGAAAATCGGTTTTTCAAGACGCCCGCGGGAACAGTCGCGCTATCGACCACAGTTTGTTTTGTTTGTCCGGCGGTTTTTTGAGTGAACGCAATCCCCCAGCAGGAGAAACGATATGAAGATCGAGATGTGGCCCGTCGAGCGGGTCAAGCCGTATGAGAACAACCCCCGCGTAAACGACGGGGCCGTGGACGCCGTGGCAGCGTCGATCCGCGAGTTTGGATTCAAGGTGCCGATCGTGGTCGATGGCGAGGGGGTCATCATCACCGGCCACACGCGATACAAGGCGGCGAAAAAACTGGGAATGGAGGAAGTCCCGGTAATCGTCGCCACCGATTTGTCGCCGGCTCAGATTCGTGCCTTCCGAATCGCGGACAATCAAACCGCGTCGCTGGCCGACTGGGATTTCGACCTGCTGCCGATCGAACTGGGAGAGTTGCAGGCTGCGGATTTCAATTTGCAGTTGCTGGGCTTCGACCAGGACGAACTGGCCAAGCTGCTGAACCCCGGTGTGCAGGACGGACTCACCGACCCCGACGACGTTCCGGCTCCACCGGACGAAGCCATCACACAGCCGGGCGACCTATGGATTCTTGGCAATCATCGGTTGCTATGCGGTGATTCGAGCAGCACGGCCGATGTGGACCGTTTGCTCGACGGCGCGGCGATCCATCTGTGCAATACAGATCCCCCGTACAATGTGCGAGTGGAACCGCGCAGCAACAACGCCATCGCGGCTGGTCTGAGTTCCTTCGCTAACCCGAACGATCCGGCCGCCAGGAAGTTGAAGGCCGGCCAAGGCAACGCGGCGTTTGACATCGCACGCGGCAAGACCAAGGTCGGCAACGAACATCATCAGAAGTTTGACCTCGCCCGCCATCCCGAAAAGGCGAAGCCGACGCAGAAGAAGATGCGGGCCAAGGATCGGCCGCTGGCCAACGACTTCGTTTCCGACGAGGCCTTCGACGCGCTCCTGCACGCCTGGTTCGGCAACATCGCCCGTGTCTTGCTCGCCGGCCGCAGCTTCTACATCTGGGGCGGGTACGCCAACCTCGGCAATTACCCGCCGGTGCTGAAGGCGCACAAGCTCTACTTCAGCCAAGGCCTCGTCTGGGACAAGCAGCATCCCGTTCTCACACGCAAAGATTTCATGGGCTGTTTCGAGCTTGCGTTCTATGGCTGGAAGGAAGGCGCTGGCCACGAGTTCTTTGGCCCGAACAACGCCCAAGACCTGTGGCACGTCAAGAAGGTGAACCCGCAGAACATGGTTCACTTGACCGAGAAGCCCGTCGAGCTGGCCGTCCGTGCAATGCAGTTCTCGTCACGACCCGGTGAACATGTGCTCGACCTGTTCGGGGGCAGTGGCTCGACGCTCATCGGCGCAGAGCAAACTGGTCGTAAAGCATTTCTGATGGAGCTCGATCCGTTGTACTGCGACGTGATCGTTCAGCGGTTCGAGCAGTTCACCGGCAAGAAGGCCGAGCGAATGGCCGCGCCGGTGAAGCAAGCAGCCTGACCATCCACGGAGGATTCAATGAAACGTCCGGTACGACAGCAACTCAAGGGCGCGTTTCCGCTTTGCCGATGGTGCAGCGGGAGCGGATGCATGGCCTGCGACGAGGAACGACGGCGGTACGAAGAGCAGCAGTCCAAGCCGATCTTCACGGCGGACAGAAACGACCCGGATGACATGGCGGCCCTGCGACGCGTCGTCGGTCGCGAGGCGCTCGAGCGTGCGTTTGGCGAAGGCGGCGGCGGAATTGCCGAAGTCGAATACAACGCGGCCGTCGAGTCTTTGCTTCAGGCACTGCGGAAATCGCGGGTGAGGGACGAGGACACGTCAAGCTCCCCGGACGCCGCGTCATCGCCCACGTTGGCCCACGTTGCGCAGGAGGCGGGCGGTTGAACAGAAACGCGACCAACGAGAAAACGCCGCACCGGGCGGCGTTTGTGGTGACGACGTGGCCAACGTTACGGCTGGCCGGTTTGCCGTCCGACGATCTCGAATTGGTCCGGCGGCGAGACCAGCATCAGCGTCCGCCCGCTATCCCAAGCCACGTCGATTTGGTGCCAAAGTCCGCGACCACCGCCGTGCCGCGCGACGCGAACGACGGTTCCGAGTTGTCCCGCCTGGATAGGATCGGGTTCGTCTTGCATGGCGACGAGGCGAATGCGGTCGCCCGGATTCGGAATCGATGTCATTGCCGTTTCTCCTTTGCGAGCATTTCGTGATGCCAGTTCCAAAGTTCGATCTCGTCCTGTGCGGCCTCGCGAACGGTGCGGATTTCGATCGGCACGTCTCTGCCGAGCCGTTCCCGCAGATCGGCGTACAGGTCATGCAGCGCGGTCTGTCCGAGTTCGCGAGCCTGCGATTCGTCTTCCGCCTCCACCAGCACGTAGCGTGCGAGCGTCGCGACATAGTAGGTCTTCATGGTTTGTTCCTTTCCGTTTCGCGGCGGCCGGCCCATCCAACCGCCGACACACAGGAGCCACAAACGGTTGCACGCATCAATAGGCGAGTCGGGGTAGGTCGCGACCAGTTCGCGGTATTTGCGCCGTGTCGCGGCCGGGTGCGGCGTTTGGCCAGCGTCCCCACCAACGAGAAAACGCCCCACAGTGGCGAACCGGGGGCGTTGGGCCGGAACCCGTCGCGGGCGTTAGCCGTTGGCGGCGAACTTTCCGCGTTCCGTCTTCTTGAAGCGGGCGTCGTTTCCCTTCGTGTTGATCTCGCGCAATATGGCGCTATAAAGAGTGGCCGAAGGGGTCTTGCCGCCGGGGCTGGTCCAGAGGTTCTTGGCGGCGAGCGTCTCGATCAGCTCCTTGCAGTTCATCGCCTGCTTGGTGTCGGCCAGTACCTTCGCCGCCGCGTCGAGCGCGCTGAGCTTCTTGTCCTTCGCCTCGCCGTCGGGCCTGGCAGCCTTCGTCTTCTTGGCGTCGGGCTTCGGCGTCGATGCCTTCTTCGGGGCGGCCTTCTTCGTCGTTGCCTTGCGGGCCGGGGCCTTCTTCGTCGTGGTCTTCTTGGTTGCCATGATCTGGCTCCTTCTGAAAATCGTTCGCGATGGTTGGGCTGCCATCATCAGGCGGCGGGAACCACCCGCCGCGACGCCTGCCGGCGCGGGCCGGCCAGCGTTTCGGCTTCAGTACGCGACCTGCCAGGCCCGCTTGGTGCCGTAGCAGAGCTGTTCGCCTTCGCAGATGTAGACCACATGGTCCGCGTCCACATCGCCGTCGTCGTTCGGGTCGTCCTCGTCCGCCGCGTCGTTGATCTCCTGGCCCGACGCCAACCCGAAGATCCCGTTCTCGAACGGCCAGTTGCTCTGCGTCATCAGTCGCACTTCGGCGTCGTCACCGAGTTCGGCTCGGTAGTCTTCCAGGCGTTCGATCAATTCGCTGATGGTCATGGTTCGGGCTCCTTTCGTGCTTGGTGGTTACTCTTCGGTGCCGTCGAGAAAGGCGACGATCGCCGAGAGGCGGTTGTTGACTTCGTTGACGCTGCCGACGTCGGCCCAGTTGATGGGGTGCTCGTCGTTGCCGGGCGCGGGCAGGTCGAACAGCAGCTCGCGGATGCGTTCGACCAGGTCTTGCGCGACCAGGTGGGCATTCTCGTAAGCGGCCTCGGCGGTCAGGTTCGGCTTCTTGTTTCGGTTGGCGGTCATGCGTGTTCTCCGTTGGTTTGGCGTTTGGGAATTGCGTTCGGACAGTCACACATCAGCCATGCGGGGCGAAACACAGCAAGCGCTGTTGCGCCCGATTTCGCCGGAATTCGCCAGGTTTTTCCGGTGGGAACCGCCGCGAATTCGCTTAGCTGTTGGCAAAAGGAGGCGTCATGTCGGGCGATTCGCCGCAACTGAACCCGTCGGCGCTAACCGTCGAACAAACGGCTCAAGTCATTTCGGCGGCCGGCGGCAAGCGTTTGTCCGTCGAGCTGATCCGAGCCGACATCGCCGCCGGCGCGCCGACGAACGAAAACGGAACCATCAATCTGGTTATGTATGCAGCGTGGCTGCTTAAGGACCGGGCGCGTGGCAATTAATCCGCGACATTTGAAACCTGGGGAGCTGTGCCGGCTGCTCAATTCGACGCCGTTGGGCGAGGTCATCAGCGAGCGGCAGCTCTATCGCGACCGCCAGCGGGCCGGGTTCCGCGTCGGCGACGGCAAGCACGTCGATCTGTTCCGCTACGTCGCCTGGCTCGTTCAGATTCGCCACGAGCCAAAGCCAGAGCCCGATGGTGATCCGTATGCGACGCTGAAAGAGCGGGCGCGGGCGCGCAACGCGGCGCTATCGCTCGCCGGCCGCGATATCGGCGATTTGCCGGATGTCGGCAACCCAGGTCGCAAAGCAGTGGCAGCGTCGGACTTTCGATCGTTCTGCGAATCGTATTTCCCGCTGACGTTCCATCTGCCTTGGTCGCCCGATCACCTGAAGGTGATCGCGAGAATCGAGCAGGCAGTCTTGCATGGCGGGCTGTTTGCGATGGCGATGCCGCGAGGATCGGGAAAGACGACCATCTGTGAATGCGCCTGCATCTGGGCCGTGCTGTACGGGCATCGCGAGTTCGTCTGCCTGATCGGGTCGGACGAAGGCCACGCAATGGACATGCTGGAGTCGATCAAGACGGAACTCGATGGCAACGACTTGCTGCTCGATGATTTCCCGGAGGTCGTTTACCCGATTCAATGCCTCGACGGCATCGCCAACCGTTGCAAAGGCCAGCTATACAGAGGCGAACGGACGCACATCAGTTGGACGGCCAAGGACATTGTTCTGCCATCGCTCAAGCCGGCGGGTTGGCCGGACAACGAACTGCTGGAATCGTTCACTCGCCTCGATGGTTCGTCGCTGGCCAGCGGCGCGATCATCAAGGTGGCCGGCATCACAGGCCGGATTCGCGGTATGAAGTTCAAGCGGTCCGATGGGATGACTGTCCGGCCGTCGCTGGTCGTGATCGACGATCCGCAAACGGACGAGTCGGCGCGTTCGCTCTCGCAGTGCGCCACGCGCGAGAGCATCCTGGCCGGCGCGGTGCTTGGCCTTGCCGGACCTGGGAAGAAGATCTCCGGCATCATGCCTTGCACGGTCATCCGGCCCAGCGACATGGCGGACAATATCCTCAGCCGCGACAAGCATCCGGAATGGAACGGCGAACGGACGAAGATGGTTTACTCGTTCCCCACCGACGAGAAACGCTGGCAGCGGTACGGCGAGCTTCGCGCTGAAAGCCTCCGAGTGTACGGCGACATTCGCTTGGCCACCGATTTCTATTCCGCCGATCGCGAAGCGATGGATATCGGTGCCGTGGTCGCCTGGCCGGAACGGTTCAACCACGACGAAGTCTCGGCCATTCAACACGCGATGAATCTGAAGCTGCAGGATGAAGCCGCGTTCTTCGCGGAATACCAGAACGAACCCCTGCCGGAAGAAACCGCCGAAGCCGACGAGCTGACCGCCGATCAGATCGCGGGCAAGGTGAACCGCCTGCCGCACGCCCGCGTGCCGGTGGGCTGTGATCACGTAACAATGTTTGTCGACGTGCAGGCGACGATGCTGTTCTACGTTGTCGCCGCCTGGGGCGACGATTTCACGGGATACGTCGTTGACTATGGAACGTATCCCGATCAGCAGCGGCCGTACTTCACGCTGCGCGACGCCCGGCGAACGCTCACGTGCGTCGCACAATCGTCGGGGTTGGAAGGGGCGATCTACGCGGGCCTTGAATCGCTCACCAACGCCGAGCTAAAACGCGAATGGAAACGTGACGACGGCGCGGCTCTGCGCATCGAGCGATGTTTCATCGACGCGAACTGGGGAAGCTCGACGGACGTCGTCTATCAGTTCTGCCGGCAATCCGCGCACGCCGGAATCGTCATGCCTGGTCACGGCCGGTTTGTCGGCGCTTCGAGCCAACCGTTCTCCGAATACAAGCGGCGGCCAGGTGACCGCATCGGTCACAACTGGCGGATTCCTAATGTCCAAGGCAAGCGGGCAATCCGCCACGTCTTGTTCGACACGAACTACTGGAAATCGTTCTGCCACGCGCGGCTCGCAACGCCGATGGGCGACCGTGGCTGCCTTTCGCTTTTCGGCGAGAAACCCGAGCAACATCGACTCTTCGCGGAACATCTGACGGCCGAATACCGCGTGAAGACCGAAGGCCGCGGCCGCACCGTCGACGAATGGAAGCTGCGGCCGGAGCGAGGCGACAACCACTGGTTCGATTGCCTAGTCGGATGTGCGGTCGCGGCATCCGTACAGGGAGCGACGCTGCTGGAGACCGGCGCGGTCGGGCCACCGCAGCGCAAGCGAGTCAGCTTTGCCGAAATGCAGCGGAGTAGGCGACGGTGAAACAGGATCGTGATCCAAAACCCGAACGCGGCATTCGCTGCCCCCAGTGCGGCTGCCGGCACTTCTACACGACCAACACCGAGCCGCTGCGCGACGGCCGCATCCGCCGCCGCAAGATCTGTCGCAACTGCGGCCGCCGACTGATCACGTTCGAGGGAACGTCGAGCAGCCTCAAGACCGAGCGTTGCTAGATGTAGCAACATTCTCGGAATTCTTTCCACGCGCCCGGACATCTCGCGTTCGCGTTGCATATGTAACCGTACATACGCAACACACATTTCTCGCCGCTGAACGCACCGCAATGGCCGACAGCCTCGACGACAAGATTCGCCAGAACGCCGAAGGGCCTGCCAAGGTGTCGGGTGATGCCGGTGCCGTGGAGCAGCATCGGTTATCGGACTTGATCGAGGCGGATCGGCATTTGGCCTCGAAGGAAGCCGTCCAGAAGAAGACTCGCGGACTGAAGTTCAATCGGTTCGTTCCGCCAGGCACACAGTAGCGACGCGGCGGGGAAGGGCGTGGCGAGGCCAGGTCAGGCAAGGCCTGGCGCGGCGTGGCAAGGCAAGGTTTTTCACGAAAGCGTAACGTGTTGAGTTGGCTCACAAACTTGATTTCCCGTAAGCGCAACGGTGACGGAGCATCGCTCCGGCCCCACCGATTCGTTCGCGGCCGCTACGATGCGGCCTCGACCAGCGACGAAAACCGGCGGCACTGGGCAAACGCCGACGCCTTGTCGGCCAATGCCGCCAACAGCCCCGAGGTGCGGCGCGTCCTGCGGACTCGCGCCCGCTACGAAACAGCGAACAACTCTTACGCTCGCGGCATCGTGTTGACTTTGGCCAATGACGTGGTCGGCACTGGACCGCGACTGCAATTGCTCACGGCGGACGCTGAAGCCAATCGGGCCATCGAACGCCAGTTCATGATGTGGTCTAAGGCAACTCGACTGGCCGACAAGCTTCGCACGATGCGGATGGCTCGCGCGACCGATGGCGAAACGTTCGCGATCTTGACAGTCAATCCGCTGCTGACAACCGCAGTGCAACTCGACCTGCGCCTGATCGAAGCCGACCAAGTCTGCTCGCCCGATTTGTCGGTGCAAGAGGCGAACAACATCGACGGCATTGTGCTCGATGAGACAGGCAACCCGGTTGAGTATCACGTCCTGCGGCGTCATCCAGGCGAAGTCGCGTACGGCGCTGGTCGCGAATTTGACCGCGTGCCGGCTTCAGTCGTCATTCATTGGTTCCGCTGCGACCGGCCGGGCCAAGTCCGCGGCATTCCCGATGTGATGCCGGCACTGCCGCTCTTCGCCCAACTGCGGCGTTTCACACTTGCCGTGCTGGCGGCCGCCGAGACCGCCGCCGACTTCGCCGGCATTCTCTACACCGACGCACCGGCCAACGGCGAAGCGGACGCCGCCGAACCATTCGAGCCAATCGAGTTGGAGAAACGAGCACTACTCACAATGCCAGGCGGCTGGCGCATGGACCAGATGAAGGCCGAGCAGCCTTCGACGACTTACGGCGAGTTCAAACGCGAAATCCTCAACGAGATCGCACGCTGCCTCAACATGCCGGCGAATGTCGCGCGGGCGGACAGTTCGGGATACAACTACGCCTCGGGTCGGCTCGATCACCAAACCTACTTCAAATCAATCCGCGTCGAGCAATCGCATCTCGAATGCGTTGTGCTCGACCGCATTCTTTCCGCCTGGCTCGACGAGGCGGCGTTGATCCCCGGCCTGATTCCTTCCGGCCTGCCGCCGTTCTCCACCTGGGACCACCAATGGTTCTGGGACGGCAGGGAGCATGTCGATCCCGCCAAGGAAGCGTCGGCGCAGGCCACGCGCTTGACCAGTCACACCACGACGCTCGCCGAGGAATACGCTCGCCGCGGGTTGGACTGGGAAGAGCAACTTCGCCAGCGAGCCAAGGAAGTTGCCCTGATGACCGAACTCGGAATCGCGCCGGCAAAGATCAGTCCAACCACGGTCCCGTCACAGGAAGAGGAGGAAGCGGATGCCGAGCGAACTCAATGAACTGCGGTTGGTAGGGCCGGCGACCGTCGAAGCGACGGCCGATGGCGCGGAGGAGACGCCGGCGCTCATTCATGTCGCCGCCTACAACGGTGGCCTGATGCGGGTCGCGGAGTTCGGCCGCGTCGTCCTCGACGTGGAAGGCATCGAATCGCCGGAACGTGTGCCCCTGCTGGCCGACCACGAAAACAGCATCGACGCGGTGCTGGGAAGTGGTACGCCGGCCCGCGCCGAAGGCCGGCTGGCCGTCAATGGCACGCTATCCCGCACCAGTGAAAAAGCTCGCCGCGTGATCGAACTAGCCCGCGACGGCGTGCCGTTGCAGGCCAGCGTCGCTGCCGAGCCTCTGCAAACCGAACGGATCGTCAAGGGAAAGCAGGCCATCGTCAACGGCCGCACGATCCGCGCGGACGACAGCAGTTTCCTCCTCGTGAAACGCTCGCGCCTCAAGCACGTCGCCATCGTCGCCAACGGGGCGGATGACACGACAACCATCGATATCGCGGCCTCGGCCGCACAACCGCAGAAAGGTGGACTCATGCACGCAAAGCTCCGTGAATGGATTGAGGGGCGTGGCTTCTCGCCCGACAGCCTCAGCGAACAGCAAGTCACTTCGCTTCAGGCGATGTACGAGGCCGAGCGCGTCGCTCGGGAGGGTGGAGACGACGGTGAGGCGAACCAGGTGATCGAAGCGGCGCGGCGCGAGCGGGCTCGCCGCACCAAGATCAAGGGTCTGATCGCCGCGGCCATCGACAACAATCCGGGCTGCGACCTGGATGCCCTCGAACAAATCGCCGACGAGGCCATCAAGGGGGGCTGGACGATCCAGGAAACGGAACTGGCCATTCACCGCGAACTGCTCAAGCGGCCAAACGTCGGCGTTCCGCGCGCGACCACCTCCTCGTCGATTCCGACGACTCCGGTGCTGGCGGCCGCGCTACTGATGCGCTGCGGTGTGAACGACGACTGGCTGGCAAAGGACCGCGACTTCGGGCCGCAAGTGGTCGAAGCCGCTTGGAAGCGACGCAGCAGCGGCTTGCATGCGACGATTGCCGCCGCGCTCCAGGCCGATGGCAAGTCCGCGCCTCACGATGGCTTGGAACTGTTCCACGCCGTGGTCCAGCACCAGATTCAGGCCGGTTTCTCGACGGTCGATCTCCCCGGTCTGCTGGGCACCGTCGGCAATAAGCTGCTTCTCGATGCGTTTACGCGCGTGGACGGCACTTACGAGCGGATCGCGCAGCAGGCGGACTTCAACAACTTTCTCACCTACACGATGTTCCGCCTCGACCATACGGGCGAGTTCGCCAAGGTCGGGCCGACGGGCGAGATCAAGCACGGCAAGCTGAACGAGACGACCTACACGAATCGTCTGGAGACGCGCGGCCAGATGCTGACCTACAGCCGCGACGCCGTGATCAACGACGACGTGAACGCCTTCCAGCAACTCTTCGCGTCGGTGGGGCGTAAGGCGCGCCTGGCGGTGGAGAAAGCGCTGTACAGCGCCGTCATGGAAGCCAGTGATTCGTTCTACACGGCGGCCAAGGGCAATCGCCTCACCGGCACGTCGTTGTCGGTGGAAGGGCTGGGACTCGGCGAAGCGGCGATGCTCGGGCAAGTGGCTGCGGACGGCGACCCGATCTACAGCCAGCCGGCCATCCTGCTCGTGCCGCCGGGGCTCAAGTACCTGGCCGACCAACTGTGGACCTCGGCCACCGTGAATCAGTCGCCGGCGAACAACAAGTCGCAGGGGGTCGACAACCCGTACCGCGGGCGGTTCCGCGTCGAGTCGTCGCCTTACTTGGCGCTCGCAGGCATGCCTGGGGCGTCGAACAGCAACTGGTATCTGCTGGCCGATCCGAACAACCTGCCGGCGTTCCAGGTCGCGTACCTGCGCGGCCAGCGCCAGCCAACCATCGAAACGGCCGACGCCCAGTTCAACACGCTCGGCATTCAACTGCGGTGCTACTTCGACTTCGGCGTCGCCCGGATCGATCATCGCGGCGCGCTGAAGGCCAGCGCGTAAGGCAACCCTTAATCGTTCAATCAGGAGACGAACCTCATGGCGGATTTCATTCAGGATGGCGCGTCCATCGACTATACGCCCGGCAGCGACGTGGCGGCGGGCGACGTTATCGTGCAAGGCGATTTGGTCGGCGTGAGCAAGTCGCCCATTCCTACGGGACATGTCGGCGCCTTGGCGGTGCAAGGGGTGTTCGACTTCCCCAAGGAAGCCGAAGGAGGCGTGACCTTCGCGGTCGGAGCGATTGCCTATTGGGACGCCGCCAATAGCTTTGCGGTGGCCACCGATGGTGCGGGCGCCAACAAGCGCCTCGGGAAAGTGCTCGTCGCGGCGGCGGACGCCGATGCGCTGGTCCGGATTTTGCTCATCCCCTAAGCGAGCATGTGATCGTGGATTTGCTCAACCAAGGCTCTGCCTGGCTGCAAAGCCAGCGGAAGAAACACGCAACGCGCGAGGTCACCTATCGGCGTGGAGCGGCGGCGACGGTCGTGCTGGCGACCGTCGGCCGCACCACGTTCGAGCAAGACAATGGGGCAGGCATCCTCCTCCACGCGCAAGTGCGGGATTACCTGATCGACACGGCGGACCTGGTGTTGGTGGGAGAAGCATCACTACCGGCCAACGGTGATCGGATCGAAGAGATCGACGCCGGCCAAACGTTCATTTACGAAGTGCTTCCGCTCGGTGGTGAGCCCTGTTGGCGTTACAGCGATCCGTATCGACAGACCTTGCGGATTCATACCAAGTTGGTGGAAACGGAAGAGGTGTAAGTGGCCACGATCCTGCAGATTGCCGACGCGGTCGTCGCGGAGCTCAACAGCGCTACCTTCAGCCAGTCGTTGACCGCCGAACGGCACTACGTTCCCGCTTTCAAATTGCCCGATATGTATACGTTGCATGTCACCGTGGTTCCTAAAAGCATCGCCAGCAGCGCGCTCGATCGCCAGCGCAACACGTTTCTGTACGAGATCGATCTGGCCGTTCAACAACGGACCGACCAATCACCGGCGATGCTCGACGCGCTAATGACGCTCGTGGAAGAGATCGCGGATCACTTCCGCGTGGGACCGTTGGCGAGTTTTCCGGGGGCGCGGTGCGTCGAGGTGAAGAACGCGCCCGTATTCGCGCCGGAGCATCTCAATGAACTCCGGCAATTCACTAGTTTATTGACCCTCACCTTTCGTGTGGTGCGCTAAGAAGGAGACGCGAATGAAGTGGCTGTTGTCCGTGGCGGTCTTGTTATGCACCTGTGGAGTGGCATATGCGCAAACCCTAGAGCCCCCCGATCCGCGCCTAGCAGCGGATCTGCCGCGCGAGTTGCGTGAGTGGTTTCGCAACGAGGATGGAAGCTGCGTCCAGTGCAGCCTCGGCATGTGTGGCGTGGATCAAAACGTCCCCGCCGCCGCGACCTTGCTCTGGGACACCGAGTACGGTCCACGCGAGCGAGGGGGCTCCGGTCCCTCACGGGTCGCGGCGTACAGTCAGCGTCGCGGCATACGTATATATAACGTCACCGGGCGCAACACTTGGGACTGGATGCAGTGGGCCGCTGCCTCCGGTCGGGGGGCCGCCATCGGCGCCGGAACCGCCCACTTTCAAACCTTGATGGGCTACGACCAGCGGACTGGAACCTGGTTCGTCTGCAACAACAATAGCCCCCAGCGCATCGACGCCTACGACGAAGCTGCTTTTCGTCGTCTGCATCTGGCGAGCGGCCAGTGGGTCGTGATCTTGGATTACCCGCCGCATCCGGAGCGGCCGCACTACGTGCAGTGGTGGTAACGGACGGTTTCTATTCTTTTTAATCGCGGAGGACGTTCACTGATGGGACGCATGTTTTTAGTGTTGGTGTTCAGTTGCCTGGGCGCGCTAGCGCAGGGGCAGGAAGAAGTGGATCAAGCGGAAGTGCTGCGGATGGGCGACCTGGTGCAGCACATCGATGGTATTCGCAGCGATGGCGCGGATCATTTTGTGGCCGCGATGGCTCCACCGGCCAGTGATGCCGACAAGTGGCACATTAGCGTGCTCAGTATGCAAGGGTGTCCGGCCTGTCAAGCGCTCAAGAACCAGTGGACGACGAACGCCTGGCTGCTCGCGCTCGCCAACCCCGACGACCCGAAGCAATCGTGGGCACACTACAACATCTATTTGCGCGAAGATCGAAGCCAGGCCTTTCGCTTCGAGAACCTCCGCATTACAGCCTATCCCACGATCGTCGTGCAACCACCACGGAGTGGTCGCTATGGCGATGCGCGCACGGTGGTGTTTCAAGCCGCCTATGGGGGCGATCCCGAGCGGCTGGCGCGCGACATCACCGGGGCCATTCGCCGGTACGTGGAGAAGTTCGCCCAAACGCAGCCGGCGCCGCAAGCGCCGTATCGATCGACCGCGGGACCGATCGGCATCCATCCGCCGTGGCAACCCGCGCCTCCAGTCGATCCGCCTACGCCGGCAGTCACGCCGGTTTTTCCCGACGGCCGGCCGTTGGTCCCGCCGAGTCCGCCGACGCCAGATCCGACGGAAACGCCAGCGACCGGCCAGTGGGGCACCGTGGGCACAGTAGCCGCGACGTCACTCCTCACCCTGTTGTTGACCATCGGGATTCCTTGGGCGCTAAGAACCTTTCGCCAACATCGGATCAACAGCGGACAACCGACGTTTCTCTCGGACGAACAGTTCCATGCGCTGCTGACGGCGTTGAGCGCGGCCGCGACCGTCCAGACCGTGAGGAGGGCCCAGACGGTCCACTCCGACGCGCCTGGCGGGGCATCAAGTTCATGATCACCAGTTGGTGGCAACTCGCGGCCTGGACGCCGCGACTGCTCTTGGCGCTGCTGGTATTGCTGGCGGCGCTGGTGATTGCGGCCCTGGTGCGGATGGTGTGGGAGGTGTTTCGCCCATGATCGGCGTCAGTGTCCAGACCAAGGACGAAACCAAACGCGTTCAGGCGAAATCCCAACAGGGAAACTTTAAGAGCCTGGGACACGCGGGCGCGACCATTCGCCTGGTCGCCCGACGTAGCATTCGCCGCCGCAAGAAGGCAAGTCCGGCCGGGCAACCGCCCAGCACGCGCAAAGGGCAACTACGGGGCGCGATCATCTACGACGTGGAGCGCTCCAAAAGCGTGGTCGTGATCGGGCCCGATCATGCCAAGGTCGGTAAGTCGGCCAGCGCCCACGAGCATGGTGGCCGGTACAAGCGCGAGCGTTATCCTCAGCGTCCTTTCATGGGGCCCGCGTTGGAACAAGTCCGCGATCGACTGCCGCAGCTGTGGGCGAATTCCGTCCAAGCCTAAACCCAGGAGAATCCTTCCATGAGCACCCGTTTGGGCATGGACGCGAAACTGTACCGCAACACCGGCACGTATGTCGCGCCTGTGTGGGCGGAAGTCACCAATGTCAAAGACCTCACGTTGAATCTCGAAAAGGGAGAGGCTGACGTCACCACCCGCGCCAATGGCGGTTGGCGGGCGACCGTGGGGACACTTAAAGACGCCAGCATCGACTTTCAAATGGTCTGGGATACGGCAGACGCCGGGTTTGCCGCGATGCAAGCGGCTTTCTTCGGCAATACGCCGATCGAGTTCGCGGTCATGGATGGCGACATGACCGATCCCGAGTCGGAAGGACTGCGAGCCACGTTTGACATCTTTAACTTCACCCGCAACGAAGCGCTCGAAGAGGCGATCATGGTCGACGTGACCGTCAAGCCGACCTATGCGGACAATCCGCCCGAGTGGATCAACGGCCAAGGCAGCTCCAGTTCCTCGGCCTGATAGGAGAACGGTCACCGCATGAAAACTTTCACCGACAACGCCGGCCGGACCTGGACCGTGGCGATCAACGTCGATGCGATCAAGCGCGTCAAGTCGCTGCTCAGCATCAACCTGCTTGAAGCGGTCGAAGGGAAGCTGATCGAGCAACTGGTTTCCGATCCGGTCATGCTCTGCGACGTCCTGTACGTGCTGTGCCAGCCGGAAGCGGACGCCAAGAGCGTCAGCGACGAAGATTTTGGCCGCGCGATGGCGGGGGACGCCATCGATCACGGCACGACTTGCCTGTTGGAGGAACTCGTCGATTTTTTCCCGCTGGCGAAGCGTCAAGTGCTGGCCAAGGCGCTCGCCAAGCTGAAGGCCTTTCAGACGAAGGCGGTCGAGACGGCCAGCAAACGCTTGGACGACCCGCAACTCGACCGGCAGCTGGAAGAACTGCTGAATCAGAGAGAGCCGAACTTCTACCAGCGGATCAGAGAGCTACAGGAGAACGGGGCGACGGGAGAGGAGGTCGAGGCGGCATTCGAGGCCGAACGACAACGCATTCGACAGCGGATCAGGGAGGGCGAGTTACCGGCGCTGACGCCTGGCGACTCGTCTGGCAACTCGCCGGCCTCGTCGGCATCGAGCCCGGCCCGCTGACGCTGCGGGAACTGGTCTGGATGGCCGACGCCCGCAGGCGCGACGCGTGGCAGCACACGTCGGCGCTGCTCGCCATGCTCGCCAATATCCATCGCAACCCCAAGAAAAAGCCCCAGCCGTTCACGCCCGCAGACTTCAACCCGCTGGCCGACGAGCGGAAAAAGCCTGTAACAGCCAAGACCGGAGTGCGGACCTTGAAAACCATTTTCGTGGATCGCAGGTGAGTCATGGCGACAGGACAATCCATCCGCGCCGGCGCGGCCTACATCGAGCTCTCGACGCGCGACAGCAAGCTCATCAAAGGGCTGCGCCGCGCGTCGCAGCGATTGAAGGCGTTCGGGGCCAGCGTGCGGGCGATGGGGCTGAAGTTCGTGGCGCTGGGCGGGGCCGTGCTCGCGCCGCTGATCGGCATGGTCCGGCACTTCGCCGACGTGGGAGACAAGCTCAACAAGATGTCGATCCGCACCGGCGTGTCCGCCGAGGCGCTTTCCGAGATGGGGTTCGCGGCCGAACAGTCAGGGGCTGATCTGGAAACGTTGGAAGCGGGGCTGCGGCGGATGCAGGCGTCGGTGCTCGATGCGGCCACCGGCTCCAAGACGGCGCAGGAAAGCCTGGCCATGCTCGGCGTCACCGTCGAGCAGCTGGCCGACCTCACGCCCGAGGCGCAATTCAAGCTGCTCGCGGATCGCCTCTCGCAAGTCGAAGACCCGACGCTCAAGGCGGCGCTGGCGATGCGGCTGTTCGGCAAGAGCGGGCAGAAACTCATTCCGCTGCTCTCGGCTGGCGCGAAGGGGATCGAAGAGCTGCAGGCGGAGGCCCGGCGGCTCGGCCTGTCGGTCAGCACCCAGGACGCCCAGGCGGCCGCCGATTACGCCGACGCCTGGAATCGTCTGACCCGCACGCTCAAGGCGGCGGCATTCGCCATCGGCGCGGCGCTGGCGCCGATGTTGACGAAATTGATGGGCTACGTAACCCGCCTTGTGGTCAACGTCATCAACTGGATCAAACAGAACAAAGCCCTGGTCGTCACCGTGTTCAAGATCGCCGTCGCGGTGATTGCGGCAGGCGTGGCCCTGATCATTCTGGGCGGCATCATCTCGGGTGTCGGCATGGTCATCGGCGCGGTGGTCACGATCATCGGCGCGATTGGCGCGGCCATCGGCGTCTTGGGCCAGGTCATCGCAGCGTTGTTGACGCCTATTGGACTCGTGAGCATCGCGGTGGTCGCGCTCGGCGCGTACCTCTTATATGCGTCGGGCCTCGGCGGCAAGGCGCTGGCCTGGCTCGGCGAGCAGTTCGAAGTGCTCAAAAAAGACGCCTTGGCGTCGTGGCAGGGGATCAGCGACGCCTTGGCCGCGGGCGACTTGGCGCTGGCGGCGAAGATTGTCTGGCTGGCGCTGAAGATGGAATGGCAGCGGGGGATTCACTTCCTCAACGGGCTGTGGATCGGGGCCAAGGAGTTTTTTATGGCGCTCTGGACCGACGCCGTGTTCGGCATCGCCAAGATTCTCAACAACGGCTGGGCCGCCATCGAAGTCGGCTGGAGCGAAACGGTCGGGTTCTTGGCCGACGCCTGGAGCATCTTCACCAACCTGCTCACCAAAACGTGGCACAACACGATCGGCTTCATCAAGAAAGCCTGGGTGCGGCTCAAGGCCCTGTTCAGCGAGGACGTGGACGTCGACGCCGAAGTGAACCGGATCAACCAGGAGACCGCGGCCGCCACCGGCGCTGCCGACAACAAGATGCTCGAGGCCGTCGGCCAGCGGGATCGTGAGCGGACAGCGCGTCAGCAGCAGATCGAGCAGGATCGGGCCGGCACGGAAGGGGAGTTGGGGAACATGCAGGCTGCAGCGCATGCGCGGCGGCAACAGCAGTTCGCCGGCGACCTGGCCAAGACGGAAGGCGAGCTGGCAGGCGCGCGCAAAGAGTGGCAAGACGCCATTGCGGAAGCGGCCAAAAAACGGGCCGCGGCGGGCAAAGACGGTGAAGGGGGCGAGCCGGAGTGGCTCAAAAAGGCGAAAGCCATGCTGGCTGGCGGCGCTGGCATTCTCGGCGACGAGCAGCGCAAAGTCGAAGCCAAGGGGACGTTCAACGCGCTGGCCGCGCGCGGCATCGGCGCAGACACCCTGGCCGAGCGAACCGCCCGCGCCGCCGAGCAGATCGTGATCAACACCAAAGACCTGCTGGCGCAGGCCAAGCAAGGGAAGCTCGTATTCGCCGCGTAGCACGGATGAAACATGTCCATCACCATCGACGAACGATACAACAGCCGCGAGGCGACCGAGAGCGAAGACCCCAGCACCGAGCTCTTATATGTCGTCCAGGGGACCGACGACGATCTGACGGTCAAAGGACTCGTCGCGGCCACCGCGCCGGCGTTCTACGCGGGCCTCAAACGCGATAGCTTCACGATTTCCACCGTGGGCGGCGGCGTGTGGGAATGTGCGGTGCGCTACGTGAAGCTCGAAGACGAGTCGCAGTTCACGTTCGACACCGGCGGCGGCAACCAGCACATCAGCCAGAGCATGGTGACGGTCGGGCGCTACGCCGCCCCCGGCGAGATCGCCCCGGACTTCCAAGGCGCAATCGGCGTCAACCAGGATCAGATCGAGGGGACGGATATCACGGTCCCGGTCTATAACTTCACCGAGACGCACCAGATCGACGATGCGCTGGTCACCGGCGATTACAAGGCGGCCCTCTTCTTTCTGACCGGCAAGGTGAACGACGCGCCGTTCAAAGGGTTCGCCCGCGGCGAAGTGTTGTTTTTGGGTGCGAGCGGCGCGAAACGCGGCTTTGACGATTGGGAGATCACCTATCGCTTCGCGGCCAGTCCCAACGTGGTCAACCTGCACCTGGGGAACATCGTGGTCGCCAGCAAAGAGGGCTGGCATTACCTCTGGATTCGGTTCGCCGACGATGAAGACAACGTGGCCAAGGTGCTGATCAAGAAGCCGATCACGGCTTACGTCGAGCAGGTCTATGAGTATGGTGATTTTTCCGGCCTGGGGATCGGAACCTAATGGGCGACCGCTTCAAGAAGACGCAGACCGGTCAGCCGCTGGAGGTTTCCTCCGAGGTGTGGAACGCCTTCTTGGACGCGGTCCGCGCTCAAAAGGGGAAGAAGCACGACGAGCTCGCCGACGCGCTCGACCAGATTCGCCAGGCCGACATCATCAAGCTGCGCAACAGCAGCGGCGACGACCGCGCGCGGTTCCATGTGCTGGGCATCTCGTCACCCATCATCACGCCGACTTCGCACCTGCGCGAATTTAAGAACCAGGTGGCCCTCGAAGGCGTTATCCCCCAGCATCCCGAGCATTTCGGCCGGTTTGCGATCCTGCTCGACCCGCTACGCGCGGACAAGATCGGGCGGGCGTGGGTCAGCGGCACTTGCCCGGCCTACATCGAGGTCGAGGACGAGTGCCACGAGTTCGCCGACATCAAGCCTGGCGATCCGACGACACTATTGAGCCGGCCCGCCGGTTCCGCCCGCATCCTCTGGCGCGAAGGGGGCCTGGGCGGACAGTGGGCAGTGGTGCGGCTATCGAACACGCCCGACGACTTCTGGCGCTTCCGCTTGCTGGAGCCGCTCGCCCATTGCGGCAGCGCTCAAGCGGCGCGGCTCGTCTACAGCGGCGGCGCCTGGTGCGACCTCGAGTGCCCGCTGACGGTGTACGACTCGCTGGGGCTGGCCGACGGCGAGCGTTCGCCGTCAGCACCGTCATCGTCGTCGTCGTCGAGCGGCGAACCGACCGCGCAAGGCACGGTCGGCTGGGCCAAGTGGATGGCCGATAGCGAACGATGGGAGGTCGTCACCCTCACGGAGAGCGACTGCTGCTCATCCAGCAGCTCCTCGATCCCACCGCCGCCACCACCGCCGCCATCGTCGTCATCATCATCCAGCAGCAGTTCGTCGAGCAGTAGTTCGTCGTCATCGTCGAGCAGCAGCAGTTCGCCGTCGTCATCATCGTCATCGTCATCATCGTCATCGTCATCGTCGAGCAGCGAACCGCCGTCGAGTAGTGAGCAGCCACCGAGTAGCGATTCGTCATCGTCATCGAGCAGCAGCAGTTCGTCGAGCGGGCCGCCGCCGCCAAGCAGCAGTGAATCATCGTCGTCGTCCAGTTCCAGCAGCAGTTCATCGAGCAGCAGTTCGTCGGAGCCCTCGTCCAGCGAATCGTCATCGTCGGAAAGCAGTTCCTCGGAATGCCCGCCGCTGAGCGGCTCGGTGACTTTTCAAGAGACCGATGTGCGCTGCGAGGGGGGCCAACTCAATGTCTATAAGCGGGACGTGACGATCAAGATCGAACGCTGCACACTCACCAAGACGGAAGGCGCGTGGCAGCATAGTCACCAAGCGGGTTGCTGTTGCTGCGAGTGTTGCAGCAGTTCGTCGTTATCGTCGAGCAGTAGCAGTTCGTCGAGTCAACCGCCGCCGAGCAGCAGCGAGCCATCGTCGAGCGGGCCTCCGCCGAGCAGCAGTGAATCATCGTCAGCGCCGCGTAGCAGTAGTTCGTCCTCATCGTCGAGCAGCAGTTCGTCGAGCAGCGAACCGCCGTCGAGCAGTGAGCAGCCACCGAGTAGCGGTGATTCATCAGGTATTGGCTCGTCGAGCAGTAGTTCGTCGAGTTCGTCGGATTCGGAGACGCCGTCGAACCCGCCGAGTTCCGCGCCGCCAACATCCAGTTCGCCCCCGACGCCTCCGGGCGAAGGTTCGTCCAGCTCATCGAGTTCGTCGAGCGATTCAGATACACCGCCGAACCCGCCGAGCTCCGCGCCGCCAACATCCAGTTCGCCCCCGACGCCTCCGAACGAAGGTTCGTCCAGCTCGTCGAGTTCGTCGAGCGATTCAGATACACCATCCAGCCCGCCCTGGAGCGGTTCGTCCTAAGGAGCAACGTTCGATGCAAGTGTTTTTGATGGGCTATCCCGGCGACTTGGGCGGGGCCAGCACCGAGGCCTGGCACACGGTGAAGATCTGGCGGCGCTTTGGCGTCGAGGTCCACCTCATCCCGACCTGGGGTGCCGACGAGCGGTGGAAGGCTCGCCTCGATGCGCTCGGCTGCGTCACCCACGCCGCGACCGCCGAGACGCTCGCCGACGTGCCTGGACTGGCCGGCGGCACGGTCGTCAGCTTCTGCAACAGCGCGTTTCTGGCCAATGCCAGGCGGCTGCGCGAACTGGGTTGCCGAATGGTGTGGGTCAACTGCATGACCTGGCTGTTCAACGCCGAGCGGGACTTCTATCGCGCGTGCGGCCCATTCGACGCTTTTGTATTCCAAAGCGAATTCCAACGCGGGCAACTCGAGCCGCAACTCGCCGAGTTCGGCTACCGGAGCGCGCAAGGGCATCTGATCCGCGGCGCATTCGACGCCGACGAGTGGCCCTTCTGTCCGCGGCCGCATGCCGCCGGTGAAGCGTTCGTCGTCGGTCGCGCCGCGCGCCCCGACTTGGACAAGTGGTCGAGCAACACCTGGCCGATCTACCAGCGCATCCAGTATCACCCCAAGCGCGCGCTGATGCTCGGCATGAACGAACGGACGCACACCAAACTGGGCCCAGCGCCGGCGTGGTCGGATTGCCTCAAGCCGCTGGCGATCACGGCGCAGGACTTTTTCCGCCAGTTGCATTGCACCTTGCCGGTCAACGGCGGCGCGCGCGAGAACTGGCCCCGCGTCGGCCTGGAGGCGATGGCGATGGGCGTGCCCGTCGTCACGCAAAACGAGTGGGGCTGGCGCGAAATGATCGAGCACGGCGTGACCGGGCTGCTCGGCAAGTGCGACGAGGAGCTCGCGCACTACACCGCCCTGCTCGCCTACGACGAAGACCTGCGGATGCGGATCGTCCATGCCGCCCGCGCGCGACTCGTCAACGAACTGGCCAATCCCGACGTGATCTGGGCTGCCTGGCAACGCGCGTTTGATTCATTGGCCGTTGCACGGAGGGCCGCCGCATGATCACCGCAGTCATTCTCAATTGGAAACGCCCGGCGAACGTCGCCCGCATCGTGGACGGCTGGCGCGCCGGCGGCATCGTCACCGAGGCCATCGTCTGGAACAACAACCCGGCCGAGCGGTTCCGCCACGACTGGGCGAAGGTGATCAACGTCGAACAAGACCTGGGCCTTTATACCCGCTTCGCGGCGGCGTGCCTCGCGCGCCACCCGTGCGTTCTCATCCAGGACGACGACATCGAACTGCCGACCGAAACGCTGCGCGCCTTGTACGACGCCTGGCGGCAAGACCCCGATATTCTGCACGGCATCTTCGGGCGTCGCCCCAAAGCGGACGGTTCCTACGACCCGCGGAATGTGGCGAGCGGCGAAGCGCCCGTGGTGCTCACGCGCGCGCTCTTGACGTCGCGGCGCTACGCCGCCGACTTCTTCGACGTTGCACCCCAGTTCGAGACGATCCAGCGCGACGGAAAGCCCGCCGGCAACGGCGAAGACATCCTGTTTAGTTATACGGCGCTGCGCCACACCGGCCGCCTGAATCGTGTGCATCGCCTGCCCGTCACCGGCCGCCTGAATCGTGTGCATCGCCTGCCCGTCACCGAGCTCCCCGCGCCGCATTCGATCCACGGCCGCAATTGGTCTGCACATCTAGCTCATCGCAGTCGCTTGATGCGGGCGTGCGAAGCCTGGCTCAAAGGAGAATCGCATGAAGATCGCCGCGATCTGCTGCACGTATAAGCGCCCGACGCTCTTGGCCGAGGCCATCGAATGCTTCGTGCGCCAAGATTACCCGGCCGAGCTGCGCGAGCTGATCGTGCTCGATGACGCCGGCCAGTATGGCCACCAGCGTGGCGCTGGCTGGCGCGTGGTTTCACTCCCGGTTCGTTTCCGCACGCTCGGCGAAAAGCGGAACGCCTCGGCGGCGCTGGTGTCGGCCGACGTGGACGCCTACTGCGTGTGGGACGATGACGACATCTATCTCCCCTGGCATATGAGCGCCGCCGCTGCGGCGCTGGCTGAGGCGGACTATACGATCCCGACCGTCATCTACAACGACAAGCGCAGTCGCCTGGAGCGGAAGACGAACCAGTACCTGTTCCACGGCGCGTGGGCGTTCCGCCGCGAGGCGTTCGAACGCGTCTGCGGCTATCCCTTCATGCAGAGCGGCCAGGACCAGGGACTGCTCAAGCGGTTCAAGGCCGCGAACCTGCGTCGCTCCGATCCGATCAAGCACGACGGGCGGCCGAGTTATGTCTATCGCTGGTACACGGCCCATTCGCATCACATCTCGGCGCTGGGCAAGGACGGCTACGAGCGGCTCGGCCGCGTCGCCGCCGGCCGCGCCGCCACGATCACGCCCAGCTGGTCCCGCGACTGGCTCGCGCTGCGCGCCGCCGCTTCCGCTTCGTCCACACAGGATCAATCGCATGAACATTCAAGCGCGCAATGAGACGTATATCTCCCGCTTCATCCGCGGCACGCCCGACGCCATGTACGACATCGGCGTAGGCCCCAAATCGGAATGGCGAACGCTGGGAGCGAAGTTCCCCGCGATGCGCATCTACGGCTGCGAGCCCGAGCCAAAACAGCACGCCAAGCTGCTCAACGCGAAATTCCCCGGCCCGCTGGCCCAGGTCGCGATCGGTGAGACCGCAGGCGTCGCGACGCTGCACGTTCCGACGCACAATGCGATGTGCGGCAGCCTGTTTCCGGTGCCCTACGCCAACGCGACGTGCGAAGTGGAGGTCTGGACGCTGGACTACTTCGACGAGCAGAATTGCCTGCCCGCCCGCATCCTGCTCTGGCTCGACATCGAGGGGAGCGAGCTCGCAGCGCTGCGCAGCGGGCGTCATCTCTTGGCGTCGGGGCGGGTGCGGTGGATCAACCTCGAAGAACGACGCGCCGGCCACCGGCCCGCGGAAGGCTGGTGCGATCCTGGCGAACTCCACGCCTTTCTCATCGAGAACGGATACCAGCGCGTGGCCGAATACAACCGCCATGCCACGCACCAGGACGTCATCTACGTTCACAAGGATGAAAAGCCATGCTCCGCGTGATCACCATGACCGCCTACCGCCGGCCGGCCTACACCCGCGAGGTGCTCGAGGCGCTCGTCAGGTGCGACGGCATCGCCGACTGGATTCTGCTGCCCAACGTCGAACCGGGCCACGAAGAAGTGATCGGGGCCTTCCGCGACTGGAATGCCTGTGAGTCGCGCTTGTTCGTCAACCGCAACCGGCTGGGGTTGAACAAGAACACGCACGACGCGCTGTTCCGCGCGTTCCAGATTCGCGCCGACGTGATCGTCCACCTGGAGGACGACACAGTCCCCAGCCCCGACGCGCTGCGGTATTTCGACTGGGCGGTGCGCGATCTGCTGATCCCCGACGTGAAGTCGTCCGACGGCCATCAAATCCTTCTGGCGTCGGGCTACAACAAGCCGAAGTCGGAACCAACGCCCGAGCAAAGCCATGTCTGCGCGACCCGCCCGATTTGGTCGCCCTGGGGCTGGGCCGTAGATCGCCGCCGCCTCGTCTGGCTGATCGCCCACTGGTGTACGCGCAACAAGAAGTGCTTCACCTGCCAATTCAAATCGCACTACCGCCGCACCCGCCGCGAGGTGTTTCCGACGCTCAGCCGCATCCAGAACATCGGCTACGAGCAAGGCGAGAACGACCGAACGCCGGAGTGGTACCGGGCGAACCATCGGACGCCGTGGGTCGCCCCAACCGCTGCCGATGGATCGTTCTCGCTCCGAAGGAGTTAAACCCTTGGTCAAATCCAGGCTGCGTGAGGGCACGTGTCCGTTTGACTTAACGAACGTCTAAACCTGTAGATGCTTGCTTACGCGAGAAATTTGCACAGATTGAGGCCAGCCAGCTCAATACTTCATCGTGACGTGTCCGATTGCGTCTTGTCATTGGGCGTGACAACAAGTGGTGGAAATGAGGCAAACGCGCTCCATTTACCATAGTGCAGGTTCAACAGACAATCGATGCTAAACGCTCGTATGGTGCGACGCAAACTGGGGACGGGAACTTGTACGCTTCGCAGTGGAAAGCACGCCTTGAGCACCTTCTCTGCTCCGCATGGCGATACAGCATATGCCGGGGTTCCAAAGGCGTTGTCGAGTCGGCGCACTAACGAAGGTTGAAAGCAATGGCGGAATTGTCGCAGGGATACGGTGCTAATCGGGCGATTGTCAAACGATGATAGATAGCTCTGAATACCGGGAATGAGTTCCATCGAAATCGCTGAATCGAAGTTGTACCCAAATAGCATAAAGTCCCAGTCCACTGGAAGTTGCGCGTGCGCGATTTGCCATTGGGTGACGAAGTCATGCCGAAAGATGGCGTCATCTTCGCAAACAAAGAAAGGGCGGTCTTGCCGTTGTGCCGTGAGTAAGACGTTGCGGTGACTCAATGCGCAGGCAATCTGTCCAGTATTGAAGCCTATCTCTCCGGTGATAAGGCCTTCTTGACGCACCTGATCGATGTTCAACGCATGGCCGTCTACCGCGCTCACGAATTCAAAACGTAGTCCCGGCGTCTCTTCGTTCCAGGCAAGGAATTGTGCTCGACGATCCACTCGACGTTCAAGGTTTAGCACACGGATTGACAGTTCTGGTACAGGCATCGTTCGTGAGGTCGTAGAATCCAAGAAACGCTACTCTCAATCAAAAGGTCGATTGGAACTAGAAGATGACTTGCATCAACAATTGGCAGAAGATGTGTAATTGGCGTAGACCTTCTCCTCGATCAACGGAGATCGTAATAGCTCATTGATTTGTCGCTTGACCGCCGCCCGCTGATCGTTCGTGAGATAGACGGAACGCGCTAATTCAACGAACTTTGGCCCGAAGTCTTGTATTCGCTCGCAACTTCTAATCTCATCTTCAATGCGCCAAAGCGCCTGGTTGATCTCACGCAGCTTGTTTGTCAGTTCCACCAAGGAGGGTGTCGGAGAAGGAGCGTATGCACCGAGCGCTTGGCGGAGCGATTCAAGCTCGCGTCGAACGTTGGACAGTTTTACCGCGTCCTTCAGATTGCGCTCCTTAATCTCCAGAATGGTGACCTTGTCGATCAATTCACCTGCAGATGTTGCAATCTGGAACTCTGAAGTGGGCCCAGGACAACTTTGAGGCAGCAGCCGATCGCGTCGTCCCTGCTGAACAAGTCGCAACTCATCGGAGATGGCTTGAAACACGTTCGCCCAGTCCTTAAATTCTGGTTGACGGAACAAGCGCATGGTCGG